ATGACCGACACCAATGCGCTGCGTTCCATCATTGCAGATTCCGGGCTTAAATATAAGGCCATTGCCGAAATTATGGGCCTGACACCGTATGCTTTGCAGATGAAAATTGATAACGAGACCGAGTTTAAGGCCAGTGAAATTGACACTCTGGCCAATACTCTCGGCATGGACATGCAGCAGCGTGATTCCATATTTTTTTGCAAGAAAAGTGGAATTTAATTACACTTTTGCAAGTTCATTCAATAGGAGGTGAAGAAGATGAGCAACAGCAAAAGGCCCCACGCTCCTAAGGAAGAGAAGCGCGGGGCGCAAGAGATTCAGCTGTCGCACTTGGACAATCGTTTTAGCTGCCAGATAGACGGAACGGTTATCCAGAACGTGAAGGATTATTCGTTGGTTCAGTCCAGCAATGGAAAAGCATTGTTAAACTTGACCATCGAGATCAGTGCGGAAGTTGTGTCAACCACGATACAAGCGCAGATGCAACAGCACTTGTAATCCACGAGTGACGTTCCATCGTTTCGGAAAACTTGGACAACAATCCCTTCTGCGGAGGAATCTGGTCATTTACGATCATCTCAACAAGATCAACTAACTTCTGGACTTGCTCTTTGTCCGGTGCATCTTCAGCTTCTGCCCTTTCCCGCAGTTCCTGAAAATTCGTCTGGTAGTTGATGGTCGCTGTATTGGCTGTTCCAATTACAGAACCGTAAGCTGTACCGATATTATAAATATTACTCTGACGCTGTTCGGTTTCTTTTCGCTTTTTCTCGACTTCGGTCATATAGAACGCTTTTATTTCTTCCTGCTGCTTTTGGAAGAACGATGCCTGCGTTTCCGTTACATAAAGCCGTTCATTGGCCGGAGTGATAATAACATCGTCTATTTTAATATCGGTTTTTGGGCGAAATCCAACGTACTGACGGTTCGTTGCCGTTTCTCGGTTTGGCAAACCTGGAACGGTTGCAATAATTTCACCATCTCGCTCAATTTGCATATTCAGACCATGCATTCTTAAAAAATTTTCAAAAATCATTTTTCCATTCACCTCCTTTCCGTCTTTTTATTTTACAGCGAAAGTGAAGTGAATACAAGGAGGTACAAATCCACATGAACGACATCATCTTATCCACCCAGAACGGCGAACCGGTGGCATCCAGCCGGGACGTTGCCAAGCGCTTCGGCAAGGAGCATAAGCACGTTCTGGCGGCTATTCGTCAACTTTTAGTGGCCGAAAATTCGGCTACTAAATTCTTCCACGAGACCGAGTTCGAGTATCGCGGCCAGAAATTCCCGGAATACTTGATGAACCGTGACGGCTTTTCCCTGCTGGCCATGGGCTTTACCGGCAAGGCAGCGCTGGAATGGAAGTTGAAGTACATCCAAGCCTTCAACGAGATGGAGAAGCAGCTGGCACAGCGCCCGCAGCTTTCCCGCGCCGAGTTGATGGCACAGGCCCTCATTGCCGCCCACGACGAGCTGGAACACAAGGACGCTCAGATTGCAGAGCTGACCCCGAAGGGCATCTTTGCGGATGCTGTAAGCGCCAGCAAGAAGAGCATCCTTGTAGGTGAGCTGGCAAAACTGCTGTGCCAGAACGGTGTGCAGATCGGGCAGAACCGGCTGTTCAGCTGGATGCGGGAGCACGGCTATCTGATCCGCGACCCCAAGCGCAGCGACTATAATATGCCCACCCAGCGGGCCGTGGAAATGTGCCTGTTTGAGATCAAGGAGACCACCGTGGTGCACTCGGACGGCCACACCAGCATCAACAAGACCCCGAAAGTCACGGGGAAGGGACAGATTTACTTTGTGAACCAGTTTCTGAATGTCCGGGCAAAGCGGCTGGAAGCGTGAAAGAAGGTGATAATTTGAAGGTAAACATGAAAAAAATTGAATCCCTGATGATTTTACGGGGAGTAAATGTTACCGAGCTGATGCAGGCTGCTGGCCTTGAGCGGGCCACCTACTACTACATCAAAAAGAAGGGCGGCACCAGCCCCCGGACGCTCAAGGCCATTGCCGACACGCTGAACGTTGACCCCCGCGAGCTTTTGAGCGAGCAGGAGAAGGAGCAGCGTCTTGGCAAGGAGACCGCCTGATGAACGGGCGCAATAAGTACTGGCGGGAAGCCCGCTGGGACAAGAACCAGCCTGCACGGCTGGCACACATCAAAGAAAAGAGGTCGAAAAAGCATGATGAAGGTCGTACAGGGCACCTTCCGGCAGATTCCGTACTGGAAGCTGCGGGGGCGGTTCCACAGCTGCGGCTACCGCGATCAGGAAGTCGCTGAACATAGCGGCATTGGCCGGTACACTATGAGCGCCCGGATGAACGGGCACCAGCCGTGGACAAGTAAAGAGATCGTAGCAATTTGTGAACTGTTGGACATCCGGCAGGACGAAATCGGGGAGCTGTTCTTCCCTACTGTTGAGAAAGGAGAATCCGCATGAGAATCAAATCTGGCGTTTGGTATTGGCTGGCAATGGGGAGCTTTGCGACGGGTCTGCTGTACAGCATGGGCCTCGAGGGCACCTGTCAGACCGGCGGTACCATTTCGGACGGTGCGTTCATTACGGCTATGGTGCTGATTCTGCTGGCGGTGTTCTTCATGCTGCAGGGCTTTGCAGCCGAAGCGCGTGAGAAGCGGCCCCGCAAGATTCACCATCAGCCCCAGAACACCGTGAAGAGCGGTAGAAAGGCGGGCTGAGCATGGCAGTCAACAACAATATGATCTACACCCGCGTCTGTGTTGACTGCGGGAAGGTGATGCACAATGTGGGCCGCCGCGCGGAGCGGTGCCCGGAGTGCCGCGCTGTACATATCAGGGTGAAAGCTCTCGAAGCGAGCTACCGGGAGCGCACAGAGCAACTTATCCGCCAGCAGGAAGAGCGGGCTTGGGCAATCCATCAGGGCCTTGTGGACGACAACGAGCGCTTTACTGCAAGCGCCGGAACCTACGGCAAAGGCCGCATCAAAGAGATTTTGGCCGCACAAAAGAAAAAGCAGCCCGCTGGTGTTGGCGCACCGGCAGGCTGCAAGGGTTGATGGATTTTACAGGTCACATCAACCCGAAGATAACACATTTTCGGAGGTTTTACAAGATGGAAAAAAATTATGTTGAGATTCAGGGCCGCTTTTCCAGTGACGGCAGGTTTGTGGGCGGGAACTATGTCCCGGAAGTCATCGACAAGCTGATGAACGATGTCTATTCTACCCTCGGTCAAGCAGGAAGCCTGTACCGCCTGCGCGTCACGGTCGAGGTCGAAGATCTGGGTGCCGAGGTCAAGTTCGGGAAGCCTGCAAGCGAAACGCAGCACTCCCCTGCTCTGCAGCGTTTGACCGCTGGAAAGCTGATTCCCGCACCGGACATCTCCCCTGCCGCCATTGACCCGGCACCTGAGGTGGCAGTATGAATCCGATGTACGACCTTTCCCTTGACGGCTACGGCCCGGCACTTGAGCCGCCGGACGACTACTATTTCCTGCCGCGAGGGGCAGAACAGACCGAAGATCAGGAGGATGAAGAGTAATGGAAAGCACAAGCATTTACGCCGCTCTGGCCGCTGTGCAGAGCGAACTCAAGGCCCCTAAAGGGCAGATGAACACCTTCGGCGGGTACAGGTATCGTTCCTGTGAGGACATTTTGGAAGCAGTGAAGCCTATTCTCAAGGCTCATGACCTGCTGCTTACGCTCTCCGATGAACCGAAGGTTCTTGAGGGGTGGCACTACATCGAAGCCACTGCAAAATTGGAATCTCTGGATGGTGGCTGCATTTCCGTGAAGGCATACGCAAGAGAGCCGGAGCAAAAAACCAAGATGGACGCTGCACAGGTAACGGGAACATCCAGCAGCTACGCCCGCAAGTATGCCCTGAACGGCCTGTTCTGCATCGACGATACCAAGGATGCCGACACGGACGAGTATCATGCGGCAGAAGGTCGAAACCCCGCAGGTGTGAACAAGCCGCAGAAGCAGCCTGCTCCGAAGCGTGAAGCTCCTGCTCCGAAGCAGCAGCCCGCACAGGAACAGCCCTTTATCTGCGCCTGCTGCGGCAAACCACTTCAGCCGGTGACCTATAAGGGCCGCACAGTGGAACCGGCAGAGACCGCCGCAAGCACCAAGAAGAAGTTTGGGCGCGTCCTGTGCTGGACGTGTGCCCAGAAGCAGCCGAAGGAGGGCTGATCTATGCTGAACACGATTGCAATTATGGGCCGCCTGACCCACACCCCGGAACTCCGCACCACCACAAGCGGCAAGGAAGTCTGCTCTTTTGATATCGCCTGCGAACGCAGCTATTCTGCAAATGGCCAGCGCGAGACGGATTTCTTGCCCTGTGTGGCGTGGGGCAAAACGGCACAGTTCGTGTCCCAGTATTTCGACAAGGGCAGCATGATCGCCGTCAATGGCAGCTTGCAGACCCGGAAATATCAGGACAAGCAGGGCAACAACCGCACTGCCTATGAGATTCAGGTGCGTGAGGTCAGCTTTTGCGGCTCGAAAGCCCCTGACAGCACGTCTACACGGGGGTTTGATGAACAGACGGAAAGTTATGCCCGCGAAGCTAGAAACGCTCAGAGCGCCCAGCAGGCGGCTGAGACCGGCACGGACGATTTTGCCGTTATCAACGACGATGAAGATTTGCCGTTCTGAGCGGAAGAAATGAGGGAGAGAAAAATGCTAGCAAAAAGAAATATTATGCCGGAAGAGGTGCGCAATGCAAAGCTTCTTCTTAGTAAGGGCCTGTCAGATGCAGAGGTCGCATCCATTATCGGTCGTTCCGTGTCGGCAGTTGTCAATATCCGCAACGGTGCATACGACTTCATGCTTGAGGATGTACCGAATGATACCCCGGATGATAGCCGGGTTTACATCCTGCTGAAATCTATCGACAGCCGCCTGTACCGGCAGAACGAGGACATGAAGAAGGCCATTGACCAGCTGGTGGGCCTGAACGCTGCCCTTGTTGAACTGAAAAACGAGATCAAGGTGTGCAGCTCCTGCATGACGGCAATGCTGGATGCCCTGAACGACCTCAAGAGCAAGAACAGCCAGCAGGCTGAACCGGAAGCCACCCCTACGAAGTATCCGGGCAAGGATTTTGCGAACTGGGGAGAGGTCATTCGCCGTGTTGAGGTCTACGGTGACAAGTTCATTGCGGACAACCTGCGCGGAACCAAGGCCAGTCTGGACGGCGTTACGCTGTATCTGGCCTGCACCCCAAGCACGAAGAAGTTCCTCAAAAGCAGCGCTGTTGCGATCCCCCGCATTAAACAGCAGTGCCGGAACGTCATCGGCTACGGCGTAGAGGTTAAGATCATCGACCTGTAAAAACCAAAGAAAACCAAATGGTTTTTACGAAAAGCGTTTGGTTTTCAAAAACGGGAAGGAGGTGGTTAGTAGTGGACGATATTGAAATGGCTCGCCCGAAAGGCTTGTTGATCCTGTTCACATCGTTCAAACTTCTTGACATTCTTGATGATGCGGCATTCCGGCATGTTGTGAATGCAATGCGGGACTATGTGGAAACCGGGAGTGAACCGGAAGGCCTTGAACCTATCGAACAGGTGGCGTTTGAATCTCAGAGGGAAGCGCTTGACGGGAATATTGAGACGTACAGACGTGCTATTACTGCACACCGAGAAGCAGGCCGAAAGGGCGGCAGGCCAAAGAAAACCGACGGAAACCAAAAGGTTTTTGACGATAACCAAACGGAACCAATTGGTTTTTCTGAGAAACCAAACGAAACCAATAGCCCCCTAAAATTAAAAACTAATAATTACTCAGATACTAAAGTATCTGATAGTAATAGCGCTGAAGCGCTGCCCCCTACAACCAAGAACAGGTTTTCACCGCCGGATGTTGAAACGGTGAAAAGTTACTTTGCGGAGAAGGGCGGAACGGAAGGGCAGGCTATTCGGTTCCATGCCTATTACGAGTCCAACGGCTGGAAGGTGGGCCGGAATCCCATGAAAAACTGGAAGGCAGCAGCATCCGGGTGGATATCCCGTGACCGGGAGCAGCAACCGAACAAGCCTGCACCGGGCAATACATCCAGATCTGCAGCGGATGTCTATGCAGACATCTTCAAGGGGGTGATTTGATTGACGATGGAGAAGATCATCGAACTGCTGGCCGTGGCAGATGGCTATTTCGGCAAGCCCCAAACAGACGAGAGCCGGAAGGCGATTTCCACGGTCTGGGCAAAGTCAGACCTTCGGACGGCCCCGGATGATATCGCAGAACAGGCGTTTTACGATGTCATACAGCACTGCAAGTGGCAGGACAAGCTGCTTCCTGACTGGCTGGAGCGGATTCAGAAGATTCAGGGAGAGCGGCTCATGACAGAGCGTTGCATGCATTCACACCGTAAGTTGCAGAAGATGCTGAAAGCCCGTGCAGAGCGGAAGCTTTTGAAAGAATAACCCGCATATGGCGTTCAGAGCGTCCTGCACGGCTCCCTGAACGCGGTTTTATGGCAAACCGGCAAAGTTATACTATAAAACGCAAAACGCCGTTCAGGGCCATTTCTCGTGCCCTGAACGCATGGAGGTAAAAAGCACTATGAACCTGTATGAGATCAACTCGCAGATTTTGGACTGCATCGATCAGGAGACCGGCGAGGTTATGGACATCGACCGGCTGGAAGAGCTGAACATGGCAAAGGCCGAGAAGGTGGACAACATCGCCTGCTGGGTAAAGAACCTCGAAGCCGATGTTGCGGCCTTTGAAGCGCAGGAAAAGGCTTTTGCTGACCGCAAGGCAGCCGCAAAGCGCAAGATCGACAGTCTCAAGCACTATCTGACCGATGCTCTGGGTGGGCAGAACTTCAGCAGTGACCGGTGCGCGGTGAGCTTTCGCCGCAGTAAGGCCGTCTGCGTGCTGGATGAAGCCGCTGTTCCTGCTGAGTACATGACCGAGAAGACCACCCGCACACCCAACAAGACGGCCATTGCGGCCCTGCTCAAGACCGGCACGGCAGTGCCCGGCTGTGAGCTGGTGGAACGTGTGAACCCGTCCGTGAAGTGAGGGAGGATGGGACGATGGATGAAGTTAGACTGATTGACGCGAACGCTTTGCACAAGCGCATCGAAATGAACCTTCGTGCCAGCAATCCGTTCACTATTGAAGAATGCTGCTATAAGGATGCCCTGAACAGCGTGGACGACGCTCCCACTATTGACCCGGAAACACTGCAGCCGACATGGCGCAACCCTGAAACGGACCCGCCGAAAGTCGAAGAAGATGTGCTGATTCTGTTTGAAACCGCCTGCGGTGGATATGGGATTACGACGGCTAACTACGAAGATGGCACAGTCTTGTCCCAAAAGAGCGCTTTCTACTGGGAAGAAATTTCCGAGTGGGGAACCTACGATAAAGAAAGCGATGATTACTTTATTCCTAAAGGCTGGTGGGAATATCGTTATTTCAACCCGGATGACATTTACGATAACCGTGTAGATGCTCACGTGGTTGGCTGGATGCCCTTGCCGCCGAAGGAGATTGAAAAATGAGTGAATTTATCGACCGTGAAAAAGCCATTGCAAACATCAAAGCGGCATATTGCTGTGGCTGCGAACATTACAACGGCGTAAGATGCCGCGCGTGTCAGATTATGGACGCGATGGATGTGCTGGAAGATGAACCGGCAGTCGTCCCGGATGCCCAGCGCTGGCGCAAGACCGCAGAAGAGCCGCCGACAGAAAATGATGCTGCATACGGAAAGGTCATCGCATTTTATCGTTGGGCAAAGGCAGCACAGGCCGCAAAGTGGGATTTTGTGGCAGGTGCACCGGATACTTTTCCTCTTTGGATGCCGATGCCTGAACTTCCGAAGGAGAACTTATGACATTAGGATTCGCAATGTTTGTCGCAACATTTATGGTTGCTGTTGTTGCAGCTATTATGGCAGTCTGCTATGCGCTTGTCTGGCTGCTGCGCGATCACCCCATAGCTCTTGCAGCAACTACCGCTTTTATGATTTGGATGCTTGCTGTGGCTCTGATCTACAAAGTAGGAGGTGCGCCGTGATTGAAGTCGAACAGCTTTCGCTTTTCACAATGCTGTCCCCTGTTCCGCCTGCCGTAGCAGTCTGCTGTATGGATGGAAGCCGGGTTGATGCTGCACCTGCAGAAAGCTGGATGCAGCGTCTTGTGCAGGGCGGTGAGTATGTCGTTCGGGTCGCTGGTCATCCGATGGTGCTCAGACCGGCAGATGGCACGGCAGACGACGTTCTGGCGGGCCACCGGTATTATCACTACACAATAGGCGAACGCCTGTTCTCGGGCGTGTTTGTGGGAAGAGAGAGGGTGAGAACATGAGCAAGGAAAATATGGGCCGGAATGCCGAGCACTATGCAGACCCGACACCGACCGCGGCCATGCGCAACATCTACCGAGACGAGTACCAGAAGGAAGCCGCCCGGCTTGACAGAATCGGAGACATCGTTCCCCTGCTGCGCCAGATGGCCAATATCGCAGGGTTTGAAATCATTGGCCGCATCCCGCTGAGGGACAAGGCCACCGGAAAGGAGTACAGGTAATGGAAAGAGCTGAAGCGATTATCGCCGCCTGTCGCGATACGATGTTGACCACATTGGAAAAGATCGGCGGCCAGAGCCTTATTTGCTCGTGGACCCGTCATGACGGCTCCGTCGTGAAGCTGGCGCTGGAAATCAGAACGAGCGATCAGACCACGATCGGAGACGCTATCCGGGACATGGATGACGAAGAAATGGCCCGGAAGCTGGTTCCGGCGGTTCTGGCCTTGTGCGACGACGGCGCGCCGTCAGAAGATACCGTCCGCGACTGGCTGGAACGCCCGCAAAGCGATCTCAAGGTCTGAAATACAAACACAGTTACATAAACCGCTGCTGATTATACAAGTAGCGGCACGGAGGATGAATACATGTCACAGCATTACAAGATTGACTGCGACAAGGTGGAGGACCGGAAAGCGCTGGTCGTCGTCCTGTCGATGAACGGCTACACCGTCCGCGTGGGAAAGGAAAAGCGCAGCGGCAAATCTACTTTGACCTATTTTGTGGAGTATTGGAGGGGCGACGATGAATGATCAAACGAAATCTAACCCTGAAACCGACACTATGAGTCCGGAGGACATGGCCCATTATTTGATGGATTTTTGCCATTGCCATTTGGCGGCTGGAAATGGCTGCCCGGGGTGCCCGTTCGATAAGCCGACCAGTAACGATGGCGATGGAGAATGCCGTCTCGGTGTTCCTTCCGACTGGGACTTTTGAGGAGGAGAAGTGAAGCATGAAAACCGAAAAGAGAATGGTCTGCTTTATCGCAGCAGCTGTGCTGCTGATTCTGACGCTGTGGTTTACATCCTGCGGTGCGACCACTGCCGAGGCAGGAGCTGAAAGAAAGCCATGCTACCATGTCACGGTATACTCCCCGGAAATTGAAAAAGTTGGCTATGCCGGTAGGCGCAAGCCGAAGTACACCATTACCGTGGAGGACTTTGGCGAGCTGTTGCCTGACCCAAAGCTATCTGCTGAGCGTGAGTATCAGCTCCTGCAAATCCCTCTGGAAGATGGCCGCTTTGAACTGGTGTCTACCTCGCTGGTAGAAATCGAGTATTACTGAGAGGAGGCGCGAGCGTGAAAGCTGTGTTGTTGAGCATCCAGCCGGTATGGTGCAGCAAGATCGTCCTGAAAGAAAAGACCGTGGAGGTACGCAAGACGAAACCGGAGGGCGTGAAGCCTCAATTCAAGTGCTACATCTACTGCACGAAAGAACAGTCGAAGATGGGGTGGCTGCGAATCGTCCCCGGCAGAGGCTGGCAGCGGTTGGATGGTACGGTCATTGGCGAGTTCGTCTGCGACAAGATTTGGGAGCTTGCACCGATATGCCGCGCCCCGGATGATGTCGAAGAAATGGCTTGCATGGACAGAGACCGCATTGTCCGCTACCTGAACAAGTGTCACGGCTGGGCGTGGCATATCTCCGACCTGAAGATTTATGACCAGCCGCGCGAGCTGCGGGTATTCACAGGCTTGCAGAGTACACGGTTCGGTATGCGGCCTGTGGAGATCACTCGCCCGCCCCAGAGCTGGCGCTATGTGGAGGAATTGAGCAATGAATAACCGAAGAACGGCGGCCAGTATTCGCCGCAGCTATACCGGTGCAAGAAGCCGCGCAGAGGGCGAAGGCTTTGAGCACATCATTGACAATGCCTGCGCCTATTACAGATCCATCGGCCTTGCAGACATCGAAAAGACCCCAGAACCGATGCGTCCGATTGGAAGCCCGGACCGTGCTGGCCGGTTCCTTGCTTGCTACACGAAACAGGCCCAGCCGGACTACAAAGGCGTTCTCAAAGGCGGAAGAGCCATCAATTTTGAAGCAAAGCACACTGACAGTGACCGGCTGACCTTTGATCGTGTGTTGACCGCGCAAGCGCTTCGTTTGAGCCGCACAGAAGCTCTCGGAGGTGTCGCCTTTGTACTATGCTCATTTAGCGGCAGGGCTTTCTACCGCGTCCCGTGGGCCGTATGGAAGGACATGAAACGGCTGTTTGGCCGTAAGTACATCACCCAATCAGACATTGAAATTTACCGCGTCCCGTTTGCAGCACCCGGAGTGCTGCTGTTTTTGGAAGGAGTAAAGGAGGAACAATGATCCGCACATTGACACCTGAAAGCGAGAACGAAAAGCCACCTAAGAATGAAAAGGCCCAGCTGGTGCGGGCATGGTTTGAACGACTGCCAAGAATGCGGGCACAGATTCAGCAGCAGGAAGAGCGCATTGTAGATCTACAGTGCATCGCTACCGCCACCACATCCAGCGTTTCAGCTGCACCTGGTCGTTCTGGAACCAGTGACAAGGTGGGGAACGGTGGCGCGGCCATTGTGGAAGCAGAGGAAAAGCTGGCTGCCCTCAAGTGCGAGTATGTGGAGATGCAGAAGGCGGCCATTGATACGGCATATCTGCTGAATGCTGACACGGCATCCATCCGCCGCAGCAAGTGCATCATCCTGTGTTATGTTGAGGGTAAGACCCGTGAGCAGGCCGCCGCTGAGGTGGGCTTTGCACAGGCACACACGGCATCCAGAGCCATCACAGTAGGGTTTGAAGCCCTTGCAGAGATCTGGGAAGCAACACCTTTTTGCGATTTTGACGAAAGTGCATAAAAAACGCGTGATTTTTTGTACAGCTTCGGGTATGTACGCGGTATGTACGCGGTATGTACAGAAACCGTGCGAAAGTGATTGAATAGTACCATCGGCAATGCCGGAAAGGCAAACCGATACACGCAGTCTCCGAAACGAACCTCCATGATAATTTTCCTCCTTTTGGCTTTGCAGGCATTTTTCTCTCTTCACGTTTCGCGGACTGCGCATCTATGCGATACACTGAAACAAAGGCAGCCTGCCGCTCATGAGAGACAGGAGGCGGTTCGATTCCGCCGTATCGCACCGTATGGCGCATGGACCAGACAACCCGAAAGGCCGCACGTGTAACCTCCCGTGCCAAGAAAAGGCCTTAGAATCCTTGCAAAGGTGTAGCTTTCCTGACAGGATGTGCGCCAACCAACAGCCCCGGCGGCGAACCGGAGCTGTTTTTATATGGCCGCCTGAGCGCAGTTTGGAGCGCGGCGCGTGTGTGTAGACACGGCTGGTTCGATTCCAAGGGCGGCTTTTTACTCTGGTAGCTCAATTGGCAGAGCGATGGTCTCCAAAACCGTAGGCTGCAGGTTCAAGGCCTGCCCAGAGCGCCATGCAATGTACAGTCGGGGGACGGCTGTGCAAAGCATAGCGGGGCATCTGGCCGCGAAAGTTCCAGATGCAGCAGCACCCGCCCGTTTTACGCCTGTCCGTCAAACTGAATGCATGGGTGCTGCTTATTTTTTTTTGATATCTTTGCCGTTCGGATCTTCCGGGCGACTTTTTTGATACCCCGGGCCCGCAAAGCACCCCCGGGGTCTTTTTATACCCTGCCCCTCCTGCAGATACCCCGCCCCTGAAAAAAAGCCCCGGGGTGTGCCGGAAAGGCGCAGGGAGCATCCGGTCTGCACTGATGTGTGCGGGCTTTTCCCCATCAGAAGGAGGTGTGCAGCATGGGCAATCCGCGCTATGCCAACGGCCAGCTGCGACGCAAGCACCGCGCACGGCTGCGTGCAATGGGCTGCGAGTGCGGCATCTGTCATGGGCGTTTCGGGCCGATTCATTACGATGAGCCTTCTGATGCACAGCATCCTTTGTCCTTTGTGGTGGACGAGATCAAGCCTGTGTCCAAGTGGAGACAGTTCGGCTACCCGTCCGCGCGGGCCGCTGCGGAAGATTGGTCGAATCTACAGGCTGCACATTGGTTCTGCAATGCACAGAAAGGCAACAAAACCGCCGAAAACGGCCCAAAACAGGCTAAAATCGTGCGGATTCCGCACGTTTCAGACGGCAGCTGGTGAGGGTGGGGAGGGTACCCCTCCCTCGCCCTCGGCGACCCCCAGTGCCGTCAGCGCCGATTTACACACAGGGAAAATTTGAAGGGGGTGTTTCTGGCCTATGGCGACCATGAAAAGCATCACGGCCAGGGGCACCCGGCTGGAGCAGCTCAAACAGCTGGCCAAGGTGCTGGCTTCGGGCATTGATGCCTGCGAGGACTGCCGTGCCTTGCCGCAGCTTACCAAGCAATACCGGGAAACCATCCGGGAAATTGAAGAGATTGAAGGAGCAAAGGATGACACGGACGAGATCGGCGCGATCCTCGCGCAGCGAGAGCATGATGGGAAGTCAGGAGCCGTCCGCACGTATCGCACCGGAGTATCCGGCGACTGACGGGCAGGACGCCGTGCGCATCCTGCGGGCAGGCGGCACGGTGCTGGATCCGTGGCAAAGCGACATTTTGGACGACTGGATGAGCCGCACCGTCTCCGGCAAATGGGCAGCGCCTACGGCAGGCGGCAGTGTCCCCCGCCAGAACGGCAAGAGCCTGCTGGTGCAGGGACGTTCCGAGGCTGGGATGCTGCTGTTCAATGAGACGGTCATTTACACCGCCCACCTGCAGAAGACCGCCACCGAGACCTTTGAGGAAATGCGGGCCTTTTTTGAAAGCCCAAAGCTGCGCCGTCATGTGGCCGAGATCAAAACGGCGTTGGGCCGGGAGCAGATCATCCTGAAAAGCGGTGCCCGCATCAAGTTTCTGGCCCGCACCCGCAACGGCGGACGCGGCCAGCACGGCGACCTGCTGATCTTCGACGAGGCGCAGGAGCTGGACGAGACCGCGCAGGGGTCTTTTTTGCCCGCCATTTCCGCCAGCCTGAACCCGCAGACCATCTACGTGGGCACTCCGCCCGGCCCCGACGCCGTGGGCACTGTGTTCCGCGCCCTGCGCAAGCGCGCACTGGACGGCGAAGCCAAAAAGGCAGCCTGGTTCGAGTTCTCGGTGCCGGAGATCGGCGATGTGAAGGACCCAGCACGCTGGGCAGCCACAAACCCGGCATTGGGGCGGCGCATCCAGCTTTCCACCATTGAGGGCGAAGCCGAACAGCTGGACCCGGACACCTTTGCGCGGGAGCGGCTGGGCTGGTGGAGCCCGGAGATCACGGAGCATCTGGACTATGCCATCGACCGCACCGCATGGGAAGCCTGCGCCAGCGAGGACGAAAAGCCCGAAGGCAAGACCGCCTACGGCATCAAGTTTTCCGCCGACGGCAGCGCCGTCTGCCTGTGCGGCGCGGTGATCCCGAAAGAAGGCCCCGCGCGGGTGTCGCTGCTGGAAATGCGCCCTGCCGGTCAGGGCCTGACATGGCTGGCCGACTGGCTGAACGACCGGTACGGCAAGGCCAGCTGCGTGGTCATTGACGGCCGCAACGGCGTGGACGTGCTGGTGGAGCGCATCAAGGACACATGGCGGGCAAAGAACTCGGTGATCCGGCCAGCCGCAAAGGACGTGATTGCTGCGGTCAGCGGCTTCACCAACGGCATCAGCGAGGGAACTCTGACATGGTATAAGCCCCAGACCGTGCTGAATGAAAGCGCCATCACCGCCGTCAAGCGGCCCATCGCGGGCGGCTTTGGTTTTGGTGGGGACAACAGCCTGCCGGTGGAAGCCTGTGCGCTGGCGCTCTGGGGCGCAAAGACCAGCCGCCGCGACCCTACCCGCAAAATGAAGATCGGCTGAAAGGAGCACCATGCAGATTTTGAATTTTGGCCGTGTGCCAGGCCTGACAAAGGAAGAACAGCAGCAGCTTTCCGACCTCGCCGCGGCCTACAACTACCACCAGAGCCGCAATGCTGCCAAGGACAAATATTACGAGGGGCATATCGCCCTGAACGATGTGAACCTTGGCATTGCCCTGCCGCAGGGGCTGCGCAATCTGGAGGTGGGCTGCAGCTGGGGGCAGAAAGCCGTGGACGTGCTGGCGGCACGCTCCATGTTCGACGGCTTTGTGGGCAGCGGCGGCAGTCTGGACAGTCTTGCCAAGTTGGTAACTGACAACCGCCTTGTGGCCGAGTATGCCAAAGCCTGCAGGGACGAGCTGAAGTACGGCTGCGTATTCGCCACCCTGTCCGCAGATGCATCCATCAGCTGCAGAGTGCGATTTCACTCCCCCGCCATGGCGTCAGCCCTCTGGAGCGGCGAGAAGGGCCGCATCGACTGCGGCCTTGCCATCATCGACACCGTAAAGGATGAGCATTTTGAAGGCGTCTGGCGTCCCACGCTGGTGAACTTCTACACAGACACGGACTTGATCGTGCTGCGCGGCAACGGCAGTTTCTGGGCGGCGGAACGCAAGCCACACAAGATGGGCCGTCCGCTGATGGAACCCATGATCTGGAACGCCACCAGCTCCAAGCCCTTTGGCCGCAGCCGTCTGAAACGCCCCATCCGGGCACTGATCGACGATTATGTGCGCACCGCCGCCAACGCGGCCATTGCGCTGGAGTTCGACACCACCCCGCAGAAATACGTTCTCGGTGTGACCGATGAGCAGTATGACGCCATTGTTTCCAACAAATTCAAAACCTACATGGGCGCTCTGATCGCGGCCACCTCCAACCCGGAGACCGGCGAAAACCCGGAGTTCGGCCAGCTGGCGCAGGGCAGTCTGACGCCCCATGTGGAAAAAATGCGCATGACGGCAACCCAGTTTGCAGCGGCCACTGGCCTGACCGTCACCGACGTGGGCGTGGTGAACGACGCAAACCCCACCAGCAGCGACGCTATCCTTGCCCAGAGCCAGACGCTGGTGCTGCTGGCCCAGCAGCTGAACACAGGCAACGGCGATGCCCTGCGCACCATTGCCTGCATGGCACAGGCCGTGGCACGGGGCTGTGAGCTTTCTGATCTGACCGAAGAAGAGACCGGTATCATGGCGCACTTCAAAAACCCCGCCATGCCTAGCGTGGCCGTGACGGCGGATGCTGCCATCAAGATTGCATCTGCCCGGAAGGAGTTTGCCGGAACGGATACCTTTCTGGAAATGATCGGCTTTGACCAGGCGGACATCCGGCGCATCAAGGCACAGGAGCAGCGGGCGCGCGGGCAGAAACTGCTGATGGAGATGGAAGATGCAGATCTCAACAAAAACGTGGAATGAGTACATCACCCGGCTGTCCCGGCTGAACCAGAAAGCCGGGCAGCTCATGCGGGACTACATAGACGCCCACGGCACTGCCGACACGGACGGCCTTGTGGCCTACGCCTACGGGCTGGTGACCAAGTACAGTGAAGGCAGCGCAGAGCTGGCCTGCCAGATGTATGAAGCACTGGCCGAGGCGCAGGGCGTGTATGTGCCCGCCGCAGAGCCTGCCGCTACCGCCAGCTATGGCGAGGTGGCCCGCATGGTGAGCGCTACCAAGGACCAGAACCCCGCCAACCTGCCAAACGGCGTCAGCCGCCTTGTCAAGCGTACCGGTGCGGACACCACCCTGAAAAACGCCATCCGTGACGGTGCCGAATGGGCATGGGTGCCCCATGGTGATACCTGCCCTTTTTGCATCACACTGGCGTCCAACGGCTGGCAGAAGGCCAGCCAGAAACTGCTGAAGGGCGGCCACGCGGAGCATATCCACTCCAACTGCGACTGTGAGTTTGCGGTGCGGTTCCGTTCCGGCACCACCGTGGCCGGGTACGATCCGGACAAGTATTACCAGCAGTATCGTGAGGCGGGCGGCGACATCAACAAAATGCGCCGCATTGATTACGCCGCCAACCGGGAGCGCATCAATGCACAAAAGAGGGCGGCGTATGCGGCGCAGGCATACCGTAAGGATCTGGGTGCAGCAAGTAAAATCACACTGACCCGCAGAGCGGAAGCTGTTGAAATCTCTGTGAAGCAGGTCGAATCTTACAAAACGCCGGTTTTTGTTTCAGATAAAGCGTCTATCAAGCCCAAGGCGCTGCATGAGGTCAACCAGAACACAGAACACGCATTGACCGACTGGGGCGTAAGCATTGACCGCAAGCCTAAAATCGTGATCGTCAGTGATGATGAATTGCGAGGTGCACTGGGCATTTACGACCCCTGTGAGAATATCGTTTACTACGCTGAAAGCATCGGCAAGAAGGCAGTGCAGGAAGCATCCGGCGGTGCTGGTGCCGTTGAAGCTCATGAAATGTGGCACATGAAGCAGGCAGAGGATTTCCGGCAATCCGGCTGGACGATCACCCGCGATAATCGCGGGGAGTATCTCGATGTTCTGTGCAAAAAGTGCAAGGAACGCATTGACAAACTTGGCATTACGCGCGATAATGTAGGAGAAATCAGCAAATATGCTGCTGATATGTATTTAGGCGACCGCTTTGATGAAGTCGAGGCGGAATTTATGTCGTTAAGGAGGCGAACGTAACATGTGCATATTGGGTTATCCCCCGGAAATTCAAAAGTTAGTCGATACGTTTGATCCTTACCGTACAGCGATTCTTGAAAAAGACTTTTCTGCTGTTCCAGAGGAAGCGTTGAAAGCGTATCATAAATTTAAAAACTGGGCCTGGGAACAGGAACAGTAATTGAACCACGATGCACACGCACCGTGGTTTTCTTTTGCCCATTTTTCAGGAGGTACACTATGGTTACTACGGTTCTTATCACTCTGATGATCCTCGCGCTGCTTGAGATCGTTCTGCTGAACGGTGCCCGGCTGTTCTTCATGATTGCATCCGCCGTGCAGCAGGCGCAGGACGATAAATACACGCCACACCCGCACCCCAAAAAGTAAGCTTTCATTCACGGAAATCCCCCATTTTAACCACTATGTGCCCAGAAAAAGGCTTCATAGTGGTTTTTTCATGCCGTTTTAGCTCATGTTGGCAGAGCACCGGACTTTTAATCCGGGGGTGGCGGGTTCAACTCCCGCAAACGGCGCCATGCGGCGGGCGGCGCGTACCCCGCCCACGACCGAATACTGACAGAGAACAGTGTAAAAAACTGAGGTTTCACACACGAAAGGAGTTTCCACCATGAAGCGTGAAGACGTAAAGAACAAGATCCCCGGCATCACCGATGAACAGCTGAACTGGATCATGCAGGAGAACGGCGCAGACATCAACCGGGAGAAGTCTGCCGCCACGGCCCTGCAGACCCAGCTGGACAACGCAAACGCTCAGCTCAAGACCGCGCAGGACGGCCTGAAAGCCTTTGAAGGCGTGGATGTGGCAGGCCTGCAGGAACAGGTCACCAAGCTGAAGGCCGACATGAAGGCGCAGGCCGAGGGCTTTGCCTTTGACAACGCGCTGGACACTGCCATCCTGAGCAGGAAGGGCCGCAGCGTCAAGGCAGTGCGTGCTTTGCTGGATCTGGATGCCCTGAAAGGCTCTGCCGACCGCAGCACCGACATCGGCAAGGCGCTGGACGAAGCCGCCAAGGCAAACCCGTGGGCCTTTGGCGATGCCCAGCCCGGGTACCCTGACGTCAGGGATGGCGGAGACCCGCATCACACCCCCACCGGCTCTACCAGCGAGCAGTTTGCAGACTGGTTTGCGCAGGTGACCAAGTAACAAAGGAGTATTTTTATGGCGACTGATATCAACCGTACCACCTCTATTGCCCTGCCCGGCGAGGTATCCAGCGAGATCCTGCAGAAAACGCAGGAAAGCTCCGCTGTCATGTCTCTGGCCCAGCCGATCAAGCTGCCGGGTCTGGGCGTGACCATTCCCGTTATCACCGGCGACCCGGAAGCCGCATGGGTGGCGGAGACCGCAAAGAAGCCGGTCAAGCGCGGCACACTGGACACCAAGATCATGCAGCCCTACACGCTGGCCGTGATTGTGCCCTTCTCCAACCAGTTCCGCCGCGATGTGCCCGCACTGTACAAGCAGCTGGTGAGCCGTCTGCCGCTGGCCCTGGCACAGAAGTTCGATGCCACTGTATTCGGCGGCGTCACTGCACCCGGTGACAACTTCGACACCCTGAAGACCTGCACCGCGCAGGAGATCGGCACCGACGCCTATGCCGGTCTGGTGGCCGCTGACGCCGACATTGCCGAGCACAACGGCATCCTGAACGGCTGGGTGCTGTCCCCCAAGGGCAAGGCGCTGCTGCTGAATGCTGTGGACGGCAACAAGCGTCCGCTGTTTATCAACAACGTTGCCGAGGGCGCTGTGCCCATGATCCTTGGCTCCCGCACCCTGCAGAGCAAGGGCGCTTACCTCTCCGGCACGCCGGATGTCGTTGGTTTTGCCGGTGACTGGACGCAGGCCATGTACGGCACTGTGGAGGGCGTGCAGATTGCCATTGCCGATCAGGCAACGCTGCAGGATGGCGAGACCACCATTAACCTGTTCCAGCAGAACATGTTTGCCGTGCGTGCCGAGATCGAGGTGGGTTTCCGCTGCGACACCACCGTGTTCAACAAACTGACCAAGGCGGCGGGCTGATGGTGAAGTTCATCAATCAGCTGACCGGCACGGTCATGTACGTGGCTGAGGAACGTGCGGCAGAGTATGCTGCCGCAGGCCATAAGCAGGTGGCGCGGGACCCTCCCGCAGCCGCTGCGGCTGAAAAGCCCAAAACCGCCCGCAAGACCAAAGCGAAGTGAGGTGCCGCCATGCTTTATGCTGAAGTGCAGGACGTGGAAGCAGGTTTTCGCGCCTTGTCCCGAGACGAACAGACACAGTGTGCCGCCCTGCTAAGCGAAGCTGCTGTGATCATCGACAGCTACAACCCGGATGCAGGCGAAGACGCCAAGCGGGTGGTCTCCTGCCGGATGGTGCGCCGTCAGCTGGGCGAGAGCGACAGCGGGGGCGGCGTATCCTTTCCCATGGGCTCCACGCAGGGCACTGCCACAGCACTGGGTTACAGCCAGAGCTGGACGATGAGCGGCGGCTCTTCCGGCGAGCTGTACCTTTCCAAGCTGGAAAAGAAACTGCTGGGCGTCGGTAGCCGCATCGGTGCCCGCAGTCCTCTGGAGGATTTATGCTGAAAGGAATCGACATCACCCTCTATACCAAGACCCAGACCGGCGAGGACAACGCCCACAACCCCGTCTATGAGGAAACGCCTGTCACCGTGCACAACGTGCTGGTGGGTGAGCCCTCTGCCGAGGAGATCACCACCGAGCTGCAGCTCACCGGGCGGCGGCTGGCCTATACGCTGGCCATCCCAAAGGGCGATGTCCACAGCTGGGAGGATGCAAAGGTGGAGTTTTTCGGTCAGGCCTTCCGCACCTGCGGCGGCGTTGTGCAGGGCATCGAGAGCATGATCCCGCTGCGATGGAACAAGAAAGTGCAGGTGGTGCGGTTTGAGTAAGGTCCGCATCGAGCTGAACAGTCCCGGCATCCGGGCGCTGCTGCGCTCCCCTGAAATGCAGGCGGTGCTGAAAGACCGTGCCGACACCGTGAAGGACCGCTGCGGCGATGGCTACGAATCCTATGTGGCCCCCACCCGCGCGGTGG